CTAATATCTAATCGTAAATCTCCAAGTGTCCACGCAACATCTGCGGTGTTACTTTCTACTCGAACCACTGCTTGTCTTGTCCTAGCTCGTAAGAAAGATTGATCAGTAGTAGAAGTAACCGTGTTGGTAGAGTTTGTTGTTAAACTTTGACCAGGAAAGTTTCTAGTTTTAATAATATACTGCACGGATGCATCGGAGTTATTTAATGATACATCTGGTATTAATCTATTTACAAACATAAACTCATTACCATCACCTAAATCAAAGTCCGCAGATTCAATGAAACTTGTCATAGGAGTTCCGTCATCATTCTGACCTGTTTCGTGAGTATATATATATTGTGTTCCGTTCAAAGAACCTGCGGCTCTAGGGTTATCATGTATTCCATAATCAACCCAAGCTGTTCGTACCATAGTGCCAATATCCCAAGTGTTTTCTGTGTAGTTATATTTTACATAACGATCTATTTCTGTTGAGTCACCAGATACATAAAACCAAAATACCTCATCAAACATTCTATTTGATGCGGCAAAAAATTTAAAACTTTGTTGTAGGTTAATATCATCAAAAACATAACGCAGTACAGTACAAGGTATAACTTGTAACTTACCAGTGTATGCATAAAAATTTTCTCTGTCCATCCAGAACACTCTATCTCCTACAGTCGTAATAGCGTTTGGTCCTACGATAGAAACATTACCTGCAAGCAAGGTAAAACTAAAAGTAAATGGTGGCCCTACAAAACGCATAGCGTGTAAGTTAGCGTCTGTTAATATTAATATTTCTTGTCTTGTTTTTCTTGCCGTAATAATTTCTGAACCAGAAGATATTCTTTGACCTCCCGCGGTATTAGTAGCAGTAGGTGTCCAGTCAAATGGATTTTCTTGATCAGACCAACGAACTTGTAGTAAATCTTGTTCTGTCTCTCCTCGGGGGTTAGACGCTAAAGCAATAACGTGTCTGTCAGAAGGAGATACCATAATCTTTCTCACAACTGTAGGGCAGTCAGATGCTCCTGCTTGAGAAGCTAAACTAGAACCTCGTGTAGAAGTACCAAGTGTTTTATCCCAGTAAAATGGTGTACCATCAAACACATTAAAAATTAAATCTTCACCCCAGTTATCTTGAGACCATAAACGTATGTTTTGGCCAGTAGATGCAGTAGTTAAAGAACCTTCACCCCATCCAATAAAATCATTTGCTTCTTTAACAGATACACCAGTACTATGTGCCACGGCGGTTGTACCTCTTGCTCCTCTAACAACTCCTGCATCAAGTGTGTTTGTGCTTTTACCTGTGTATAAAATTAATTCATCTTCTATTAATATTATTCCTACAAAAGTAACAGCATCGGTGCTACTATGTGCCGCTATAGTAGAGCCATCAGAAGCTCTTGTTAGAGAGCCAAATGTATTTCCTGTTTTTGTTGCGTATCGTATAAACTCACTGTTTATTTTTATAGTGCCTTTAGACGGAAAAGAAGAAGCGTCTGCTACGGTAACACTGGTACTGTACACATCTAAATCAGAACTTAAAGTAGTAGATGCAGTTTCAAAATCAGAAGCACTAGTTAAAGGTATAGAAGTAACAGAATTATTAATCCCTGTAGACAATGTCGTTGCAGAATAAGTAGAAGTAGTTCCACCCCAAAAACCTGCTCCCCAACCTGTACCTGAAACAACGGTTCCTAAACCTGTATTAATTTGATACTGAGCTAACACAGAAGAACCACCACCTGCGGTAGAACCAGATGATGCACTTCCTGTTGTAGTTATCACATAAGAGTTTGCATCTATGACTTGTGTGATTTGATGTTCTTTATTTATTTGTGCAACAGTTATTCCATCGACAGCAGTTGCTCCACTATAAGTAACATAATCATTCACAACGGCTCCGTGACTTGCGTGTGTAACAGTTAAATTACTTGTTCCTGCACTACCAGTATAAAATGGGTTAGATCCTAAAGTAACGGTGGATCGAATAGGAGTAATATCATTATATCCACCACCTTGTTCAATATAAAATTTTGCCTCGGTTCCTAAACCCATAAATTTAGAACCATCTAAAGCCGCCCAAACGTGTAACGACCTACCAGTGCCATCATAGTTATTACTACTTAATCGAGACCATCCTCCCATTTTTTCAGGACGACCTTTTCTAAATCGTATTAAATCAGAATTAAACCAACCAAATTCATTGGCATAAGATGTAGTTTCTCTATTAACCCCTGGTTTAAAAGGTATTTTTTTTAAAGGCACAACTAACCACTCTTTCTCGGTCTGCCTCTTTTTTTCTTAGGCTTACACTCACAAAGTTTACCAAATAGTCTCTGTTTTATTTTACCTAATATATTCTTTAACTGTGCTATCACTTGTCCACCTATATATTCTTGCTACTGTTTTTACTGACCCATCACTATTTAGTTCATCTGTATACAGAGCTTTAAAAGCATCCATATCACTAGCATTAGTAATAGCTGTTTCCATATCAGTACAATCTTTTCTTATGGCTGTAACATAAGTTTTTACTGCATCAGGTATAGCTTTACTACTATCGTAAATACTACGTTCTACTAACCAATTAAATCTAGCTATTAATCCATTAGCTTGACTTTTACAGTGATTTTTAGCTAATGTTTTTAAACCATAATTAACAACTTGTTCACCTGTTATAGGATCTTTCATATCACTGCCATCTACATTTTTTGCATTTGCATCATCTAATGATTTATCAGTGGTAGTATATTTAGTAGTAACTTTTTTATTAGTTTTGCTAAATGTGTATGTAGGTTGACTTGTTGTTTCAAATCTATCATCACCTTGTGTTCCTGCTTCTACTGTATAAATACCTATGGCATTAAGCTCTGCCCAAGACCAAGCTGTAAATATTCTACGAGAATGTCTAATATCATCTATGACCATATCTTTTGGTCTAGCTATTATCTCCTCTATTTTATTATCTTTTATATAAGCCCACATATGTTTTCACCTCCTAAAATGAATTGTTATATTTCGTTGGCACGTCACCCCATGCACCATAAACGTAAAGTGAACCATCTGCATTAAAATCTCCTTGTGAAGTCCTTACTTTAAAACCATTTGAAAGAATGTCAAATTTGTAAACAGAGTTACTGGTTTCTGCTGTATTATAAGTCCACCATAAAATTTTCTGTGTTGGATTGGATGTTTCTGACGCAGTATTTCTTACTCTAAAACCACTGGTGGTATCTGTTCTCATAGTAAATAACATTCTCGGTCTGAAACCTGTGTATACAAATGGTCCATCAGCATTACCATTTCCTTCATAGCTTCCAAACTTTTGATAACCTTCTATATTTGCCCAGCAATATGCAACTATAGCATTACTTGATTGATTTACTTCTGTTTCAGTTCCTACTGAATATACACTACTTGTAGGTTGTGTTCCATTCCAATAATTACTTAAATCAGTTCCACCAGTATTAAGTAATAAAGCTCTTTGTCCACTACTATTATAATCTACATGATAACAAGCCCAGTTTTTAGAAGTATCACGATTTTTAACTATTATCCATTTAGGTGCTACACCTAAACCATGACCAACTGTTGCAACACTACCTGTTCCAGTATAAGTAACTATACTAAATCCTGCTGCTTGATTTGCTTGTACTGTTGAAGTTATTGAACCATTTGAATTACTAGCTGTTGTTCCTCCATTAGCTCTCCAACAATATGCAAGTAAATTAGCACTAGATTGATTTACATCTCCAGTTCCACCTCCACTTAAATTAAAACCAGTAGAAGTAAAAGCAGATAAGTTTGTATATGCTCCAGTTGATTCAGCACCAGTTCCATCTGAATTAAGAGTTTTTGTAACTCCTCTAGTTGAATCAAAAAGCACCCAAGAGTTAGAAGAGCCTCTATTTTTAAACCACAACAAATCTGGTTGGAAGCCAACGTCTATACTTTGTGTACCACCATTACCAGTATAAAGAACTGTGTTAAATTGTTTAGTAGGAATATCATCATCAGTTTGTGAAGGGTCTATGTCATCTGATATAGGTAAGTTCCCGCTACACATTGCCTTGAAGCCCGCAGGAACGGAGTACTTGAAGTCTCCAAAGCCACTTTCATCTGCATTACCACCTGCTGTTATTTCTCCACCAAATGTAGAATCTTGTCCAAAATTAGTATAAGATGCTTTACCACTAGCTGACCAATTTCCATAAGTAGGATACCAAGTTAGTCCTGATACTCTAGTAAAAGTCGTTAATCCTCCACCACTAGGACCACTACATAAAGGGTTAGTTCCACTAGCTGGGTCTTGACCACTTCTAAAATCTGTAAAACTACCATTTATAGAAAAATACCATTTATCATTATCAAAATCTCCAGCTACACCTATTATATCATTCGTTGTAATTCCTGATTTATCTGTATCTGCTCCTGAAGATGAACCTGATGGAGTGCCAGCAGTTATTTCTGCTGGACCAGAACCTGGAATCATATATATCATTAAAAATTGAGCATTTGTTGCTGAAGAAGGGCTACTATATCCTGGACTTGGCGCACCAGACCCTCCTGAGGTATGACGTTCGTTTAACCATCCTACTACAGGACCACTTGCATTAGCACCAGTTGCTCTAAGCTCCCAATACCACTTACCAGTTTGAACACCTACACTACCTATAATTATTCCATAACTACCAGGATTATAATTTAAATTACCATTAGTTAAAGTTCCTGAACGAGTTAGGTCTGGTGTTCCTCCACCTTGTGCGTTTATAGGATTCCATGTACAAAAATTTCCACTACTCGCCATAATTAACTCCCAAATGTTGGACTATCAAGAACTTGATGGTCTGCACCCATGTTAGTTGCTGTAAAATCATTATTGTTTCCACTACTATCGTTTCCTAAATCACTTGCATTTTCAAATTTAAGATGAAAGTCAAGAGAACTACCAAAACTACCAGAATATTCTTTAGGTATCCATACACCATTCTTAGTTTCACCAAAGTCAGTATGTGATTTTGTTTGGTCATAAAAAGCAAAAAACTCTGCTATATACCCATCAAAGGTATATGAGCCATTATTAGATGTACCTACTTGTATTTTAGCACCATTTTGAAAAAAACCAGAACTACTATTAAATGTATTTGTAGATAATGTTAATTGATTGCCATTAAGGTAAATAGCACCATCACCACTATTAGGTCCATTCTTAATAAAAAAATGATTCCATCCTCCAGTATCTCTAAAAACTTGTGGGTCTGTATCCATTTGAGTATGAGATGCAAACCTAAAAGTATCATCAGTTTCAAATTGTAATTGACTTCCTCCACCAGAAGAACCTGCAACAACACCTGCAGAAGATAAACCTATACTACTTCTTTTACACCAAAAACTTACTGAAAACTTTTTACTGTTATCGCTTGATAATGTTGGTCCATCTAAATAAGATGAAGAAGCTCTATCTATACGAACACTTTGCTCTATCTGATGGTCATAAAATCCAGATGCACCAGACGTGGTATGAAAAAATTCTCCTTTAAACATATGTAATCCTAAGCAAATGCAAGTTGAGGTGCTCCTAGTTGTATGGAATCAGCAGCCTTGACAAAATATGGTATGACATCGACTGCATTAGCAGCTGTTGATATAGTTAAACCAGCACCACCTGCTGTTTCATAATCTGTGCCTAAACTTAATGTACGACTTCCAGTACCATCTTGAATAAATACTATTATACCAGATTGACCCACTGACTCGGTCGTTGGATTAGCTAAAGTAACATTACCTGTGGCTGTGAGAACAAAATTTTGATAGGTATCAAAATCAAGTGTTACACTACCAGTTTGAGAACCAGCAGTTTGTGTGCTACCCACTGCTCCTGCACCCATCAGTAATTTACCTTTAGCAGACATATCAAACGTTGCAGGTGTAACAGTAGAACCACCATCATTACCTTTTATTAATAAATCTTTATCAGATACTTTAGTTTCTAAAATAACATCGCTAGAACTATTATGCAGTCTAGCCATTTCGGTGCCATCATCTTCATAGATAATACCACTAGCAGCAGTTCCTGCATCCAAGGTTATACCTCCTGCTGACTCAATGTTAATACTATCTACAGCGGTACCATCTGCTACAAGATCTAAATCTCCATCTGCATTTGAATGTACATAGGTGCCCGTATCATTAAATGTTAATTTATTGGTGCCATTTAATGTTAATCCTGTGCCATCGGTATGAGTAAGAGTTGTATCGTTATCTGCTCCAAAACCTAATACAGAACTATCAGTATTTAATTTAACATCGTGATTAAAAGTAGCAGTTCCTGCATCACTACCATCTAATGTTAAAAAGGTAGTATCAGATGCCCCATCGGTGCCTTTAAAAATTATATCTGTATCACTACCTTGTGCATCAACTGTTATATTACCTGTTGTGGTAGCTAATGTTACTGCGGCATCTCCTGTTGTTAAATCGTCTGCGGCTAATGCGTTAGCAACAAATAAATCAGAGACAGATATAACTTCGTCACTTCCATCACAATAAACCATATTTGATTTAGTAGTTGGTATGGTAACAGTTTGTGCTCCAGAACCTTGTTTCATAATGATACTGTATCCACCAGTGGTAGCATTTTGAAAAACAAAATAAGCTGTTGTAGTAGTTGGAGCTATAGTTATTGTACAAGTTTGACTTAATGTTCCTGTAAATTTTATAATCCTATACATACCGTCTTGAAGATTACTAGCTCCATCAGTCGGAGATCCTGCTCTAACGGTAAGAGTTGCTGTAGATGCGTCAGATAAAGCGACTGACTTGTAAGCCGCTATTCTATCTAAAATATCTATGTTGTAATTTGTTGTTGTACCCCAGGAGCCTGATTGCTCACCTGTGGCAATTTTTTCTATTCCATAACTTGTTGTAAACGATGATGCCATTTTTTCCTCCTATGCGGCTATTTCTACCCAATTTGGGGTTTGTGTTGTATCAATTTTTGACCACATGGTTGCAGTGCTTACTTGTGAGCTTGCACTAACTCCAGTTACTATTACTAACCCAGCTATGCCCACGTTTGCAATATGGGATGTAGCGGATACGCCAGTTTCTGTCACAATAATACCTGCTCCTTCTACTATTGTTTCATTACCTGTGGCACTTGCAGCAACTACTCCTGTTGCTGATACAGTAATACCTGTTCCCTCTACTACTGATTCGTTTCCTGTTGAGCCTGCGGCTTCAACTCCTGTAACACCGTGTCCCAGACCTACATCTATGGTTCCTATAGTGCTTGACGCTTGAACTCCTGTAGCAAAAATAAGAGCTTGTGGTATCACAATGTCATTAATGACACCTGCAGCTTGAACTCCTGCACTAATTCCTACAGTTATTCCTCCACCCTCTTGTATAGAAACATTAGATACGGTGCTTGCGGCTTGAACTCCTGTTGCACTAACTGTTATACCAGTGCCTTCGACAATAGTTCCAAAAATAGGTGTGCCCCATCCACCACTGCTCCAAGTGGATCTACCCCATCCTTGATTACCTATGTCAGTAGTTGCTGATACTCCTGTTGCACTTACAGTAACACTTTGAACAGCAGTAACAGTCGCGCTACTAATTGCAGAACTAGCTGATACTCCTGTTACAGAGGTGCTTACTGCAAAAGTGCCTTCGCCCCACGGACCAGCATTCCATGTTGATCTCCCCCACCCAGATGATATTGTTCCTGCTGTTGTTGCCGTACCACCCATACCAGAGTGTTGAGTACAATAATAATAAAGGTCTGGAGCTGATGCAGCTACTGTTATTTCTGTGTAAGCTCCTGAATTACCTGGAATACCTGAAGTAGTTACACCTGTAGTGTATTCGGAACCACCACTGTGAGTTCCGCCAGATGTTGTTGAAAATCGTAAAGGATGACCTCCGTTTGAAGAGTCGGACTGATCAAACCTATATGTGGCTCCTTCAAATAAATTTAAATTGGCTTGTCGTACGCCATTTATAAAATATTTATTGCCGTCACCAGTACTTACGACTGTTACAGTGTAAGTAAAATGCGACATACTATGCTATTCTAATTACTGCGTTATTTGCATCATTAGCTGGATATTGAATAGTAAAATCTCCAGAACTAGAAGATTTGTTACCACCAAAATCTAATACTGCAACGGCTGGTTTAGCCGCGTGAGTAACAGTTCCTGCTGTTCCTGCATTTGTTAATGAGTGATTATAAATAACTGCACATCTAGCATTACTAATTGTAGATGATGAAAAAGTAGTGTCTGCAAAATCTAAAAAAGCAGTAGGAACTGAAGACGAGTTATCTGATAATCCAATAGTTACACTTGATAAAATCTGACCACCTGCGGTGTAATTAGTTCCACTAACCTCATTACTGGTCGTATAACCTGTTAAATCTTCATTAGCATCTGTTCTACTTGAAGTAAACATAGCTACATAAAAATTGTCTGCTGAAATAGAGGAACTATCTCCACGAGAAGATGTTGTCCATCTATGAATACCTGCTAATATTTCTTTTTTAAAACTTCCACACATTGCTTGATTTATTGCCATTATAGCCTCCTAATTATTTCTGCCACGTCTTCGTGACCTTGTTTTTTCATTAATGCCCAAATTGTTGTTCTTTCACTTTGCGCCATTCTATTCATATAAAAAATCAGTATCTCTTTCAACTTCTTTCTGAATGCTATGGCTTGATCTCGTATGACAGGAGGAGCATTGTCACTCACCATCATTATTTTATTCAAAGCCATGTCTGCCATTTCTTCGGCACTATGCCCACGATTAGAAGTAGTAACAACATTAACTGGCCCTAATTCGCTAGAGCTTTTGTTTGCTACCATTACGCAGTATCTCTTCTAAGATTATCGTATCTGTAAGCATCTCTAGTGTTCTTACCTTCTCCTAAATTCTTTAACCATTTCAGTGACTCTAGATATCTTGCGTTGTATAATTGCAACAGATCTGCTTCACCCTTCATAAATGTATATGCCTCTACTAAAGAAGCATATAACAAAGCTAATTCTGCATTTGTGCCTAACCAAGAAGTACCATCGGTGGTGGCAGTTATTGAAGTTGGTCTATAAAAATAATGTAATTCCATTTGAAAACTTGTATTTGGTGTTGGTGCTAATATAAAAGTGTCCTCATCCCAATCTGCGTAGTATAAAGGCACTCCTGTAGTAGCAGGATTAGGAGTATAATCTTGAACAAACGTTACGTGTTTGTATAGTAAAAATTCATTGTTATCATTATTAATTACACTCAATGAAAAAGGTGATAAAAAATCTGTTGGTTTTACTAAAAACTTATTAGAAGAACTAGCAGAACCTAAAACATATTTCCTAAATACAGATAGCTCGCACTCTTTTAATATTCTCTCTTCTGCGTTTAATATAAATCTTGGCAACTGATTAACAAAAGTAGTTTCTGTATTTTGTGTGTAATCTTGTATTGCTGTTTTTAATGTTGTAAATGTATATGCCATAGTATTAACCTATAGGATAACTTGTTAAATGAGGATCGTCAACAGGACCTGCGGTAGCATTATCTCCTCCACCTTTTGTGTTTCCAGTAGTAGCAGTTTCGCCACCTGTAGCAGTAAAAGTGTAAGAGTCAGAAGTTACTAAAGTACCTGTTGGTGCAATAACGGTAATTGTAAAACCTGTGCTTGTTTCTAGCATAGATTTTGTAAATCCATCAAAACCTTGACACTCTCTAAAACGAACAATGTCTCCTGTTGTTCTATTATGTCCAGGCTCTAAAACTGTAATTGTCGTACTGCCTGCATCTCCAGAAGTAAATGAATTAGGATTTAAAATAACTTGAGATATAGGCTCTACTCTGTCTGTTCTACTAATTCTTAAAGCTTCGGGATCTGGTTTTATTTTTCTTGGTTGTATTTGTGGCTGTTTAGGCTCGTATTCATCTTTACCTACTAACAAACCATTCCACTCTTGTATCATATCTCTTAGTTTATAAGCTCTACCAGATCTATCAGAGATGCCTAAAGCGTATTTTCCTGAAGCGTATCTTCCCATTATGTCACTCTCAATGATGAATAAGAAGGAACCAACCTAAGACTTGTTCTTTCTCCGTCTTCGGAAGCGGCTCTTTGAAACTC